ACAAACGCTGGCCACGGATGACGGATTTGACGTTGGGTATGCCTGTCGGGAATACGTCCTGGCTCCATTGCATCCTGACGACCAAATAGGCCACGCCTGACAGACGGTGGGCGGCTGTCCAGCCGACGCTGGCGGCAACCAGGTCAGCATCTGCCGCGTCGCCGGGGTTGCCGCGGTGCACGGTGACGCGCACCGCGCCGGCATACGGGCCGCTGGCCACGTCGCCCAGGTTGGGCAAGGCCACATCATTAAAAAACACGGTTTCCACCGCGTCAATTTCATGACCAGCCAGCGGCACGACCATAAACAACGTGCCGTTGCTTGCGCCGGTGACGCTGGCAAACACCAGCGGGCCGCTGACCATGGCGCGGCCATACACAATGGTGCGGTTGGCCACGGCGCTGCGCACGACCTGGTCGCGGCCCTCGGCTTTGGCGGCAAAGCCGGCCGAGCTGCTGCTGCTGCTGCTGTTACGCCCGCCAATCGCGCCGCGCAGAACGCCGCCGACTACTGTGGATACGCCCGCCGTAATTATTGCCGCTGTAAAGGCCGACACCGCAAAGGTTGTGACGGCATAAGCAGCGACGGCTGAGCCCGCGTAACTGGCGGCAGCTGCAACAATAACTGAAACGGGCATTAGCCAACCCTCCAGGCTTGCAGAAAGCCTGCGTGGTCAAGCGGCACATGCGCCAGGCCCTGCGGGCCCAGCACGGCGGCGGTGCTGCCCACGCACACGCCCAAATGTTCGCCGCCCTCGTCTGCATACAGCAGCACGTCGCCGCGCCGCGCCAGCAGCGGCGCAACAGGTGGCACGCCCAGCACCAGGCTGACGGCTTGGGCCAAACTGGGAGCAATGCTGGCAATGGTGCGCAGGGCTTGCAGGCGGGTGCGGTAGCCTGCAAACCGGGGCCAAAAGTCAACGGCTGTCATGGTGGCAATGCACTGACAGGTAAAGCGCAAGCAGTCGTGCTGGCCCAGCTCGTAGGGCTGCTGCTGGGCAGCGGCCACCACAGCGGCCAGGCGCTCGGGCCAGTCGTGCAGCCGCACCATGGGCAGTGCGGGCGCGTGCATGGTTTGCATCAGTAGCCCCACCTGAGATTTTTTTCAGCCATTTGCGGCACAAACTCAAAACCCCGGTCTGTAGGGTCAGTCTGTGCCTGGTCGGCTGCGTTGTAGCGGCGCACACGGGGCCTGTCCCAGTCGGCCAGGCGGCTTTCGGCGCTGACGGTGATGGTGCCGGTTGCGCCGAGCTCAATGTCCATGGTGTCCATGCGGCCGCTAAAAAGCAGCACCGGGTCAAGCACAACGGCGTGCTGCTCTGTCAGCGGCGCAAACCATACCTTTACGCTGCGGCCCTGGTACTGCTGGCCTAGCGCAATGCTGATATTTGCCGGGTCAACGCCGGTCAGCGTAAAGCGCAGGCTGCGTGCCTCAAGCGTCATACCCTCGCTGACCGGCTCAATGCCGCCGATGCGGCCAATGCCGATCCAGTCAAAGCCGTTCCAGGGCAGTGTGACGGCGCTGTTGTTGCAGCGCAAAAAGCCGCTGGCAAAGTCCATCTCGACAAAAGCCACGCCCAGCACGCGGCCATCAGCCAGGGCGTTTTGGGCAGCAGTGGTAAGGGTGCGCGGCATTAAAACGCCTCCGTGGCGGCAATGCTGAAGCTGTCAAGGCTGGGCGCGGCGGTTGTCCAGCGGCTGGCGTCTTCGTCGAGCATGAAGGTGGCCAGTGGGCGCGTGGTGGTAATCACAGCGTTGTCGACCGGGCTGGCCCGCAGCGGTGGCTCAAAGCTCAGCGTGGCCTCGCCTGCGCCGTTGCTGGCCGCGTCTGCCACCAACAACTTGAGCTCGCCATTGACGCCGATGTAGTCACCGGCCAGCAAAATGCCTGCCGTGCTGGGTGTCCAGCCGTCAGTGGCCAGGGTGGTGCCGGTTTGCGCGGCGCCATTGACCAGTGGCGTGCCGGTGGCTACGCCGCGCACAGCCTTGACGCCAAGCGGCCAGACGGTAAAGCGGTTGCTGCGGCCGCGCAGTTGGGCCAAAAACGTGCGCATGGCGGCGGCGTCAGCCTCGCTCAGGCTGTCAAAGCTGCAGCTAAAACGCCAGCGCGCGCCGGGCATTTCCAGCGACTGCACTGACTGGTTGAGCGGGCTGGTAAAGGTTTGGGTGTTGCTCAGCAGCGCCCACTCAAGGGAGCTGGGGTTGATGCGGCTCAACGTAGGCCAAGCGAGTGTGGTCATGCAAAAGCTCCGCCGCTTTGCCGGCTGCGCATGATCTCTTGCTTGGCCAGGTTAGCGGCCTGGCGCATGGCGGCCATGATGCTGGCTTGGTCGCTGCGGCTGTCGATGTTGATGTTTTGCACAATGGTGACGCCGCCACCACCGACCGACTGGCCGCGTGCATGGTCGATCACCGTTTCTTGCGGGTGCAACATGGCCATGAAACCGCCCTGCCCGTCTAGCCCACCGGTGCGCGGGCCGTTGCCAGTGGTTCCGCCGCCTGCAAATTTAAAGCCGCTGAAAATGTCGCTAAAAAAGCTGCCCGCCTTGTCGCCAAATGAGCTGCCCACGTTGCCAATCGCGTTGGCAAAAGGCTCGGTGATTTGCTTGCGCACGATAATTCTGGCGATGTCTTTGCCGATGCCGTCGAGCACGTCACGCAGGCCCTTGCCGTTGACGATGGCGTCTTCAAATGCGCTGGTGAAGGTCAGGCCGAGTTCTTCAGCCAGGGTTTTGGCGTCTTTGGTTTTTTCGTTGTTGAGGTCGAGGCGGGCGCCGACGGCTTCGAGGTAGGTTTTCTGACTGATGCCGGCGGCGCCTGCGGTGTCTATAAAGCGCTGATATTCTTGCGTTAAAAAAATCATGTCGCTGCGCTGCTTTTCCAATACCGCACTGGGGGTCGGGTCAGTCAGCAGTTTGAGCCGGTCGCGCAAACCCTCGTTTGACTTGTTGTTTGCGTCGCCTTCTGCAGTTGAAACGCCGAGACTGATCTGACGGCGCAGTTCTTTGGCGGTGGCGGTGGTCTTGATCAGGTCCAGCTCGGTGGTCAGGGCTTTGAGCTTGGCCTCTTGCGCAGGCGTGACGGTGAGGAGGCCATTTTGAATATCGGCCAGCAGCTGCTCGGTGGCGGTCAGGTCTTGGGTGCGCTCAATCTGCTTTTGCAAATTCTCCATGAAGCGCTTGAAGTCGGCGTCTGGGTCGGGGCCTTTGGCGCCCTTGCCTGCGCCTGGAGCTGCAATGCCGGGCGCGTTTTGTTTCATCGCGGCAACCTGCGCAGCTATGCTGCCCGGGTCCCCTAACAGGCGCGTGTCTTTAAATTTTGGCGCGGCAGTTGAGCCGATTGCCAAAATGCGGGCTTGGAACTTGTCTAACTCAATACGGGCAAGGTCCGAATCTTCTTTGATGGCGTTGCTGATGGCATTGAAGCCTTTGATGTCAAGTCTGGCCAGTGCCGCGTAACCAGCTGCCACCCCGCCGATTGATTTTCCAACGCTGTTGAGAACAAAGGCGACATCGGACGCCAGCACGGTGATGACCTGAAAGATGTTAATCAGCCCGCCGATGGATGCCTTAACGATTGCGGTTGTCGTCTCAACAAACGCTTGGCTTTTGGCCAGCTCGACAAATTGATCTGACAGGTCGTTAAGTGTCGGCAGCAAATCTTTTGCCGCGGTATTCGCCAAACCTTTTATAGCTGCGCCGATGCGAGTCAGGTTGTCGTTAAATTGCTCAGCTGCTTTGGAGGTTGTTGTGTCCAAAATAATACCAAGCTGAGCCGCCTCCTCTTTCATGGCTTGAAGGCCGTCAGCGCCACTGTTGAGCAGCGGGATCAGCTGCGCACCAGACTTGCCGAACACATTGACAGCCAATGCCGTTTTTTCTGCGCCATCCTTGAAGCTGGCAAACTTTTGAGCAATTTCTGTGAGAACGGCGTCCGACCCCTTCAAAGAGCCATCAGCGTTTGTAACACTGATACCTAGGGCTTTAAAACCCTCAACGGCAATGCCAGTGCCGTTTGCCGCGTCTGACATGTTTCGGGTGAGCTTGACGAGCGCGGAGCCAAGGTCTTCATTGCTGACGCCCGACAAGTCGGCTGCAAAGGAAAGTGCCGACAGGCTCTCTACGGTGGTGCCGGTCTGCTGTGCCAGTTTGGACATCTCGTCCATGGCGTCAATTGAGGCCTTGACCAGGTACACACTAGCCGCCGCCGCCGCCACAAATGCAACGCCAATGGCGGCGCCCATTTTTTCGGCTTCTTTTTGCAGCGATTTGAAATTTCGCTCTGCCTCGTTAAAACCTTTGTCGGTGTCGTTTTGCGCGCTGATTTTGATTTTTACGTCGTTTGCCATGTTTATTGCACCATTCCGGCCCGCTTGGCGCTGGCCATGATTTCTTCAATCGTTAAATCTTGCGGCTCGGGTGGGGTGTCGGCGCTGTCGGCCAGGTCTTGCCACAAAGCCGGCGCAAAGTCGTGATAGGCCCACAAGCGGCCGCGCTCAGGGGCCTGCAGCGGCCCATTTGCCAACGCTGCCAGTACTGCACCCAAGCCAGCCCATTGCGCCGCTGGTATGGGCTCTTGGTTGTGCAGCGCGTAGTGCTGGCCAAACTCTTGCGCAGTCATGATTTGTCCCAAGTGCTGCACGCTGACTCCCATTTTTTGTGCCAGCCTGAGTGCAAACCGAAGCTCAGGCTGGCGGGCTAGTTTTTTGCTGTGTCGGCCTGGCTAAAGCCACTGATACGCCAAGCAACGTTAAAAAGTGCAATCGCCTGATTGGCGTGTTTGGCGCCAAACACCTGCCATTGCTGCTGTGTAAACACCGGCTGGTCGTCGGCGTCAAGCACCGTCATGGCCAGCAAAACCGGCAGGACGGCGTGCACACCCGAGCGGTCAGATTCGCCATCAACAGATTTTTTAGGGGCGGCGGCAACAACGCTGGCTTGCAAGTCTAGGTACTCTGTCAGCAGCAGGCCGCGCACCACCACTTCGCCGCCCAGGGCTTCAACCTCAACCGTTTCTTTGGGCAGTACAGGGGTGGGTACGTCTTGGCGTTTGATAACAGCCATGGCGTTTAGCTCGCGTAGGCAGTGATGGGACCCGTGAGGTTAAAACTGGTGGGTGTCGTCACCGCGCCACCGGTTGAGCCACCAGGGGCCAGTAGCGCACTGGGGTAGCAGTCAAAATAAACTTTGGCCCCGCTGGAAAACGTCAGGCGGATAGACCGCGTGGCCTTGGCGCGTGAGGCCTTGGCCAGCTCAATGAGCGCCGCGTCGGAGGTGTCCCACAAGTTGCCAAAGCTGTAAGACAGCGCGCTGAAGGTGCCGGGGATTTGCTTTTCCGTGTCGTCGTGAATGGTGGTGACAGTGATGGCTGCTGCTTCGCCGCCAGAGCTGTTGACGTCTTGAATGGTGGCCGCAGCTGCACCAAAAGTAACCAGCTGGGCGTTGCCACTGGCAAAGGTGCCGTACAAGGTGCTGTCCTCGCCTTTGAGCTCGTAAGTGCCAGTGGTGACGTTGGCCACTTCCACCACTTTGTTGTCAAGCTCAGACATGCCGGTCATGCCGGACAACTTGACAACTTGGCCATTGGTAAAGCCGTGGGCTGCCCGGGTGACCACTGCCGGGTTGGCCTTGGTGATGGACGTGATGGGTACGGCTGCAGCAAGAACGGTTTGCACCGACACGCCGACTTTGGACCAGACATTGATAACAGGCATGATGATTTCCTTTTGCGATTATTTTGCGATTAAAGTGGCACACCCGGCGCATTGCCAGCGGTGTAATAAGTGGCGGTGTAGGTCAGCGTGGCGACGCCTGCGGGCTTGTCTAGCGTATCAACCATCTCGATGCCGATGCCTTGCAGCTGCAGGTTTTTTGCGCTGCCGCTCAGGGTGGCGCCGTTCAGCACGGGCTCGACCTCTTCAATGATTTGGTCGAGCGTGTCGTCTAAATTGGCGTTGGCTTTGGCCACGCAGCGCACCGTGACGGTGAGCTGGCGCTCGAGAATCTGGCTGCCCAGGGTGGCGTTGGTAATGGCCTCGTCGTCGGTGTTGATCAGCAGGCAGGGCAAATCAGCATCACGCAGGGTAAAAATGCGGCTTTGGTAGACCCGCGCGCCGGTAGTGGCCAGGCCGGTGAGGGCGGTGGCTACTGCCTCGCGGATGTCGCGGCGCACATGCGTCATACGGCCTCCAGCTGCAACGTGCTGACGCCGGTGCCGTCATGCGTGAAGTCGCGCACCGTGAAGGCTTCAACCCCCACCACAAGCGCCAGGGCGCGGGGGTCCGCCGGGACGCTGGTGGTGGTTAGCTGAAACTCGATGCCCGTGCCGCCCAGCACGCCAAATGCGTCGGCTGGGGTTTTGAGCAGGACGCCCACCACCGCAACCCCGCCGAGGGTTGCGCTGGACGCAAACTCGGCGGGGTTGAAAAAGGCGGTGAGGTCTTCGGTGAAGGGCATGATCAGCTCGGCTGTGGCTTACGTTGTGAGCGCGTCAACCATGGTGGCGAAGGACTCGACGTTGCGGATTGCCACGTCAACGTCTTGCAGTGCAATGACGCGCACCGTGCCTGCCGTGCCGCCGGTGTACGGGTCGACCATGATGTCCAGGCTGCCCCACATGCCGATCAGCAAGTCGGCAAAGTTGCCAAAAATCAGCGCCGAGCAAACCGCGCCTGATGTGCCTTTGACCAGGTTGGACGGCACGGCGTTGGTCACTGCG